CCGTCGCTCTCGACGTGTCGACAGGAAAGCTTCAGTACCGAACGCAGAACGCACGAGGCGAAATGTTCGACCTTCAGCCTGAAGATGTTCTTCACTTTAAAGCCTTCACGAAGGACGGCATCGTAGGCATACCGCCGTGGAAGACATTGGTCGATGAGCTCGACAGTCAGAATGCGATAAAGTCCTTCATTAGTGACTTCTACCGTAACGGTACGCTCTCGAGCGGGGTCCTTAAGACGGCGACAAAGCTAAACGCCGAGGCCAAACAGAAAATCCGTGAAGAATGGGAAAAATTAAACTCCGGTACGAACAACGCCGGGCATGTAGCGGTCCTTGATGTCGGGTTAGACTTCCAACAGCTCGGCATGCAACTTGACCAAGCACAATTCCTCGATACACAGAAGTTCGGCATTACGGAAGTCGCCAAGGTCTACCGAGTGCCGCCACATAAGCTGGCACAGCTCGACCGAGCTACATACGCTAATGCTGAAGCGATGGGGCTCGATTATATCAAGACAACGCTCCTGCCGATATTCACACAGTGGGAACAGGAAATAAACTACAAGCTCTTTACCGACAAGGAAAGGGCTTCTTTTTATGTCAAGTTCAATGCGGCCGCTGAGCTTCGAGGAGACAGCACCGCCCGTGCCGGATACTACCGGGATATGTTAAATAACGGCATTTACACGATTAATGAAATCCGTGAGATGGAAGAGATGGACGGTATCGGTGCTGACGGTGATAAACACTTCGTGTCGCTGAACTACACGACTTTGGAGAATCTCGGTAAGCCGATTGACACACCGCCGAAAGGAGGTGAGGGGGAATGAAGCGATTAAGTTGTTTTAATATTCGCCATGAAACGGACCAGTCCGCAGACGTCTACATTCACGGCGACGTCATCGATGATGACGCTAAGGCGTGGCTGTCAGACTATGACGGGACTACGTTCGCGGGGTATGTGCTGCCGGTTGATGTACGAGACAGCCTCGAAGAGCTTAAAGGTAAGGACCTTACAATCTACGTCAACAGCGACGGCGGCAGCGTACCTGCGGGAATGGCCATTGCGAATATGATTCGAAGGCACGACGGGCACACCGTCGGCGTGGTTGATGGGTGGGCGGCTTCTATTGCGAGTGTTATCTTGTTCGCATGCGATGAGATTAGAATGCCGAACAACACCTTCTTGATGATTCATAAGCCGAGCGCGGCCTGCTGCGGCGATGCCGACGATATGCTAAGAGTAGCGACCATGCTCGACACCGTCCAGGACGGCATTGAACAGGTCTATCGTAATAAGGCGAAAGACGGCACGACAGATGAGATGATTCATGACGCTGTAGATGCTGAGACATGGTACACGGCAGCCGAAGCGGCTGAGATGTTCGACATCACCGTCGAAGATGCCGCTGTTCAGCTCGTAGCGTGCAGTAAAGGCCTAGGCTTTAAGGACATGCCTGAAGCCGTGAAGGCGGCTAAGACCGCCACAGAAGAAAAAAAGCCGACCGACAATACGGACGAACGTATTCGTCGGCTTCAAGTTGAATTAGAATTGCTTAAATAAGGAGGACAAAACTTTGACCGAAAAAGAAAGAGAATTGCGCCAGTTAATGGCCGAAAAACAGACACACATTCAAAACCTTTTGGCGGATAACCGCATCGATGAAGCAGAATCCGCAACAGAAGAGCTCAAAGCGATCCGTCGCGAATTCGATATCGTTCAGACGATGAACGACGTCGTTCCCGCAGCCGCTCCGTTTGGCGGTACGCAACCGAGCGAAGAACCGAAAGACGTTGACACGACTCACGTATTCGCTCAGCTCTTACGTAATCGCCACGATTCTCTCAGTGATACGGAATTATCTTTCGCTAAGTCCATGGCCGTACGTAATGCGGCTAACATGAACGAAGGTGCAGGAGAAGCGGGCGGCTTCATCGTTCCGACGGACGAACAGACGAAGATTAACGAATTAAAGCGTGCCTTGAATCCGTTGTCCGCATTAGTACGTGTTGAAAACGTAAACACGATGAGCGGCACAAGAGTGCTCGAAAAAGCGTCCGACATGACGCCGTTTGCCTCTGTTGCGGAACTTGCGGCTATCGGTGAAATCGACGGGCCGAAGTTTACTCAAGTCAAGTACGCTATTAAGAAGTTCGCAGGGATTCTTCCTATCTCCGAAGAACTCTTGGCCGACTCCGACCAGAATCTCTTAGCGTATGTGAACGGATGGCTTGCTAAGAAGTCTGTAGCGACCGAAAACGCTCAGATTTTGGCTGTTCTCAAGACGCTTACGAAGGCACCCTTGACGAATTTGGACGGCATCAAAGAAATCTTGAACGTCACACTCGACCCGACGATTTCTCTGATGTCTTCTGTATTAACTAACCAGGACGGTTTCAATTTCCTTGATAAGCAAAAAGATACTGACGGCCGTTACCTCTTACAGCCCAATCCTTTGGACTCGACCCAGAAGCTCTTATTCGGTAAGCCCGTAACGGTTGTGTCGAATAAGATCCTGCCGACTGATACGTCTGTGGCAAGTGCGAAGAAGGCACCGGTCATCATCGGTAGCTTCACAGATGCCGTCGTTCTCTTCGACCGTCAGGCTACGACGCTTACAGGTACGTCCGTGGGTGGCGACGCTTGGAAACGGGATAGCTATGACGTGAAGGCTGTAACACGCATCGACGTTCAGAAGTTCGATGACAAAGCCGTTGTATTCGGCGAGTTGACCATTTAAGGAGCTGACGATTCATGCTTCTGAAAGACGTAAAGCTCTATCTGCGAGTCGATGACTATACGGAAGCCGAAGTCATTCAGGGCATGATAGACGCAGCCAAGCAGTATATTCAGACAGGTACGGGCGTTACGTTCGATGAGACGAACGCCCGTCATCTGTTGACGTTGAAGATGATAGTAGCCCATTGGTATGATAACCGGGGGCTCGTCGGTAGTACGGCGGAGCTTCCGTTCACCGTTACCGCACAGCTACTTCAGATTGAAGCCGAAAGGAGCGAATAACGTGAGTGATGTAATTCAATACGCTAAAGTCATTGAGCCGTGCGTATATAAGAACGAATTCTATGAAGTAGACGATATTATTACGGGAACAGAAGAAGAAATCGAACAGCATGTCCACTTCGGGTATGCGGTTCCGACAGAAGAAGCCCCCGTATTTGAAGAAGTCGTAGAAGAACAGCCCGCTGAAGAACAGCCCGCTGAAGAACCGGCTGAAGAAGAAGCGAAGAAAGGCAAGAAATAATGACAACCGTATCCGACCTCAGGTCACGGGTGGAGCTCTATAGACCCGCCGTCGAGTCTGACGGTCAGGGCGGCTATGACGAACGCATGGACTTCGTGAACACGGTTTGGGCTCAGGTCCTGAAGCCGAGGTTCTGGGACGGCGAAGCGGGCGGCGGTCCTGTAGCGGGTATTACCCAGGGCATAACGATTCGATATCGTGAGGACGTCGGGTACGACTGGCAAGTCGATTACAAGAACGTACGGTATCGCATCATTCATATCGAATACGGAGAACGTCGAGATATGATGACGCTGACGTGTACGGCTGTCGAACACCACGGATAGGAGAAGCCATGTATATTAAGACGAATCTTGATGACGTGACCTTTAAGGCCACGGCTGACCTGTCGAAGTTTAATGACCTGACTAAGGAGCGGATCCGCGACGTCGTACGTCAGAAGGCCGCTGAGGTCCAGGCTAAAGCGATTGAGCTTGTGCCGAAGGACACGGGACGGCTCGCCAGTCAGATTCACTTAGAGTTTATTAACTCCGAGAAATCGACAGCCGCTAAGGTCTACACGAAGAACAAGATTGCGCACTTCATTGAATACGGGGCAGGCGGTGCGGTCATCGTACCGAAGAAGAAGAAAGCCCTTGCCCCCGGAGCGACGGGTTGGTTCATGGCAAAAGCCGTCATACCGGCTCGTGCGGCTCACCCGTTCATGAAGCCTGCTATTGACTTCGTACGACCGTCTATCGAGTCGGCGATTAAGGAGGCTATTATCCGTGATAAGTAGAATTCCGTTCAACGCGGTACAGCAGAACGTCTATCAACTGCTCTCGGCAGGGCAGACGGTACCGACGTATGACAGTGTCCCGACAGGACCTGAACATATGCCGTATATTGTTCTCGGAGAGTTTCACGGCTCGCCTGTGAATGAGAACAAAACGACGGTGTACCATACGGTATCTCAACAGATACACGTGTGGACGAAAGGCAAAGGAAAGAAAGAAGTAAACGACATTCTTGATGATGTCGTTCATTTACTTACGAAGTACGACCTGAACCTCAACGGATATACGCAGATAGGTACAGCGACCATATCGCAGTATCAGGCGTATCAGGAGCTCTACGCTGATAAGACGAGTGCTTATCACGGGATCCTGTCTGTTGAGTGGGTACTTCAACAAGAATTAAACTAAGGAGGAAATACATGTTAACAGAAGATAAAATCAAGAACCTTCCTGTCATGGAAGAAAACACAACGGCTGTAGCCGGTAAGGATACCCTGGTCTACATTGCCCTAGATAACGCACCGACGTGGCTGCTCTTGGGCGGTCAGCGGAACAACCCGTTATCCCGTAAAGCTGATTCTATCGACGCTACGTCGAAGGACAGCGGTAACTATGGCGATAAGCTCCCGGGCATGCTCAACTGGACCATGTCTTATGAAGGCCTGTATGTTATGAACGACGAAGCAGTAGAAATCTTAGAGAACCGCTTCAACAACCGTAAGCCCGTATTCATTCGCCAGGAATATCCGGACGGATCTTACCGTACTGGGTGGGCGTCCGTTACAACGCTTGACGAAGACCACAGCTATAGCGGTGTATCTACTTTGAAGGTTACGTTCGAAGGCAAAGGCGCTATCTCTGATATCCAGAAGCTGTCTGCTGTTCCGAACCTCGATGCGTCTACGAGTACAGTGTCGAAGGCAACCATCCCCAATATCCCCATTACGATTACGCCGGCCGAAGCCAATGTACGTTCGGTCATTATGGCCGACGGCACGAAACTCTATCAGGAAACTGACTACACTTACAGCCAGGGTGCCCTGAAGCTCTTAAAGACGGGCGCACTCAAGGACCACATCGTAGTCGGCGACAACCTCATTACGATTACGATTACAGCCGACGTCAAGCTTACGTATAAGCTCAAAGTCACGGCTTAGTAGAAGTTAAGAGAAGGAGCGGTCGAAAGGCCGCTCTTTTTTATTATCCGTAAAAAGGAGACACGAACATGAAAACAACACGGACACTTATTGTCGGTGATAAACGATATGAAGCATACCTTACGATTAAAGACATGCGAATGATAGAAAGAGAAATCAGTCAGTCTCTCTTGTCGATATTTGACGCCAGTTCGATTGCTGTCGTGTCTCGAATGACAGCGAACCTCGGCATTGACCTCGTTATGGCTACGCTGCGGTACGCACTGCACGACGAACGGCACAGTCAACGGTCCGATGACGAGTTATACGACCTTATCGACGAGTATTGTGCGGTCGAAGGTCAGACGATGGACGACCTCGGCGGCTTTGTTATTCAGCTGATATTCGATACTGGACTCTACAACAAGGTCAAATTCAAGCCCGATACAGGTAAAGCAAAAAACGCCGAACCGACGACACCGAAGAAGAAGCAGGGACGGTAGTCGTCGGATCGATGGAAGAATGGGTCGAAGCGGCCGAGCCCGTGGCATATGGCATGCTCAGTCTCAAGCCGTATGAATTCGAGGAAATGCAGATACGAGAATTCAATGCGATGGTGCAAGGACACTTAAGGCGTAAGAGAGAACGAGATGAAATGAACGCCTACTTCACGTACTGGCAGATGAAGCCTCATCTCGGGGAGAACCCTTCGCTCACACCGGCTGATATATTGGCACCGCTTTACCCGGACGCCAAGCCCGACCCGAAAGAAGATAAAGAAGAACTCATGAAAGCCTTCGGCATGTAAAGGGGGATAGCCATTGGCAACTGTTGCAGATTTACTTATAAAAATTGGAGCGGACGGCAGCGGGCTGTCCTCGGAACTGAATAAAACAAAACAGGAAATACAAAAGACCTTCTCGGCCAATCCGATAAACGAATTCTCGGGAAGCGTCGACACAGCGACGGGCAAAGTCAACTCTATGCTCGGAAGCCTCACGAAGTTTGCGGGCATTGCGGCCGCAGGTTTCGGTCTGAATGCTATTGTGGAAAGTGCTGTCAATGCGGGCGAATCATTATACCAAGTACAACAGCGATTCAATCTCACGACAGCTGAAGCGGCTAAACTCTCGGGCGTACTCAAGATGACTGGTGGTGACGTAGAGACGGCCGCTAAGTCAATTATGAGACTTGACAAGAACCTCGCTAATAACACAGCCGAAGGACAGAAGGCGGCCGCCGTCTTATCACAGATGGGGCTGTCGCTCACCGACTCTACGGGCAAGATGAAGCCGATGAACGAACAGCTTGCCGTGTTGGCCAAAGGGTATAAAGCGGCTAACGAAGCGGGACAGGGTCAGGAATTTCTCATGGCGACCCTCGGCACAAGAGGGCTCGCTCTGACGAAGACCTTACTTAATTATGAAGAAGCGGCGCAGCGTGTCTCGAAGATTAAAGGTACAGGTCTTGACCCTAAGCAGATGCATGAAGCCTACATGCAGATTCAGGAAGTTAATATGCAGTTCAGCAAGCTCGGCACGGTAGCCGGGGGAGCCCTCGCACCGCTTGTCATGGAGATACTTCCTCAGGTCATGGACGGACTGTCGCACACCGCGAACTTCATCCGTCAGAATAAGGATGAAATCAGCACCGTCATTGTTACCGTCACAAAGCTTGTAGCCGCTTATGAAGCCCTGAAGCTTGCGAAAAAAGGAGCAAGTGTTATCGGCGGTGTCGTAAGCTCGGTACAAGATACCGTAGCCGACCGAACGGCAGACGCACAACAGCAAGCCCTCACCAAGGCTCAGGAACGAAGAATTAATAAGGCTATCGCCGATAGCGACCGCATGTACGCACAGATGAGGCGAGAAGCGGTAAAGACAGCTAATCAGCAGAACCTCTCAGCTGAAGAGACACAGATGTTCATGGCTGAGAAGTTTACCCAGATAGGACTGGAGTCAGCACAGGCGGCCGAACGAATTCGAGTAGAGATGACAAGAGCCTTTGCGGCGGTCAATGTAGAAGCCGAAAAGAGTGCTGCCGTTATATCGGAGTCCGTGAAGGCCTCGACGTATACAGCTGATGCGGCGGCAGCCGCTAAAATCGAAGCGAATACCGCCGTCATCACAAGTAATGCTGAAGTAGCTGAGTCCGAAGTAGCCGTCGGCGCGGCAGCTCGTGAAGCGGCAGCCATTAAAGAAGCCGCTACAGCCACAGAAGTGACGGCAAATGAACGACTTATAGTGAGTAATGCTGAAGTCGCTGAATCGGCTACGGCAGCAGGAGCGGCATCAGCAAGAGCAAGTGAGGTAGCGACAGCGGCAACCGTGACGACGACAGAAGCGACGATAGCCCTTGCGGGGGCTCACGAAAAGGCGGGGGTTGCGGGTGTTCTGGCGTCGCAGAGAAGTGCTGCGGGCCTTGCAAGACTACCCGGTGCGATTGGACGAGTCACCAGTGCCCTGTTCAGTCTAGCGGGCGGTTGGATGGGCGTAGCGGCCGCCGCTCTATATGCGGCTTATTGTGCGTATAAATATTTCAACGCTAAGTACGAGGCAGCACAGAAGAACACCTGGACAGGCGACGACGGTTACACCTACACCGCTCATGACGGCAGTATCTGGAGACAGAAGGACGGCGAAGGCGGTAACGCTGACGTAGCCGCCGACCCGACAGGTCAGGGCTCACGAGCTAACGGTGGTGCGACAGAAGAGAGAGTCGAAGAAGGAACGGCTACTTATGCGGCTGAGTATTCGAATTGGTATAACGCAGGCGGCGGTAAAGACTTCGCCGATGCGGAGGCTCAGCGGCAAGCCGCGGAAGCCGCTGTCAATAATACACAGCTACCGTCTTATGACTTCTCGCCTGATACAGGCGTAAGCGGTGCCGGTGTCAGTGGCGGCGGTACACACGTAGAGAAGGAACAGGCCTATGACGTTCGAGCGGGCGCGATATATAACGCGGGACGATGGAGCGGGCTCGGCTACGGCACAGGTGAGAACGAGGTCGTGTGCACGACATATGTTGAGAACGTCTGGTCTGATGCAGGGGTGTCGAACGCTTGGAACCTTGGAGCTTGGGCACCGAATTGGGCTGAAAACGCGGGCAGTGCCTTTCATCCGACCGACGCTTACGGTAATGGGTATGAAGCACACGCCGGTGACGCAGTCATCACGAATGACGGCGGTCACGTTATCATGCTCGACGCCAACGCATCAGGCTATTACTCGGCGTCAGGCAAGGGTCGAGTATCTCAGCACTACGATACCGATTACAGAACGGCCTATGCGGGCAATATTGTCGGTGTTATCTCACTTACCGAGTTCGCGGGGACGACGGAGACAGGGAAGGCTCTATCTGTATCGGACGTTCGTAAGCAAGCCGAACAACGTGCGAAGGACATCGCCAATGCCCGTAAGGACCTGAAGGGTCTTGAGAAGGACCTCGACAAGGCGATTATAAGCGACACAGGTACAGAGTTCGAGAAGTCTATCTCGGACATGAACACTAAGGCTCAGAAGTGGCAAGACCAGATCCGAAAAATAAAGAACACCTCGAAGGATATCGACACGAGCCACGCCGAAGACCTTCTGAAGCAGTGGAAGATTGAAGAAGCTGCTAAGGCCATGGAAGCCCTGACACAACGACGGCTCAAGTTTAATACCGAAATGGCCAAGCTGAACGCTGAGCTCAAAGGCGATTATGCGTCGGTAGCTCAGGCCGAATTCGAAGAGACCGTACAAAGCCTTGATAAGCAACGAGAAGCGAAGCTCAAAGAGATACAGGCAACAAAGGCTGACTACGAAGCCCTAAAAGAAGCCAATGACTGGTACACGGCCGCTTATCTCGAAGCCGTCCAGAAGCGTGAAGACGCTGAACGGGACGCATATGAGAAGTCCGTACAGAGAGCGATTAAGCGAGGCGATATGGGTAGTCTTACCGGCTTATTACAGTCTCAGGCGGCTAAGGATACTCAAGCCTGGAACGACCGCTCCAAGTCGGCACAAGCCTACTACGACTTATGGCAAAAGGCCCATATGTCCACGGCCGAAATGGTGGCCACGGGCAGCACTCAGATAGCCTCGGGCATTCAGGGAGTGTTCTCGGCTATGGCAGACGGTACGACAAGTGCAAAAGACTCGCTGAGAAGCCTCGGCAAGGTGTTCCGTAATACGATTACTCAGATGGTCGCTCAGGTAGCCGCTTCCAAGATTGCGAATATGCTGTTCGGCGGGCTTCTCGGCGGCGGTGGTAAAGGAACGTCGGGGTTTACTTTTAACGGCAACCTTTTAGACGCGGCCTCGTTTAGACCTTATAAGCCGTCCCTCGGTGTGTCGATGCCCGCCTTTGCCTCCGGCGGTATGGTAACAGCTCCGACTATGGGGCTTATCGGTGAAGCAGGAAATGACGAAGCCGTCTTCCCGTTGACCGACGAAGTTTATTCTCGTATGGCCAAAGGCATCAGTCAGAACCAAGGCCAGAATGGAAGCGGGGCGGCCGCACCGGTTATCAATATTATCAATAACAGCCAGTCGAACGTGAAGGTGCAGTCAAGTACCTATGACAACCAGATGAAGAAGTACATTATAAACGTTGTGGTCGACGCCGCAGAAACCGACGAAGGCGGTATGGCTAGAACAATTCGTAGTATATCGAAGGGATAGCTTATGAGAACATTTCCCGCGGATCAGATTCCGCATCCTGTAGTATCGCTCGCCACCAACGCGGGCGATACGTACGTTGAGAAGATGACTGATAATACAGTCGAATCAAAAACTGACGCGGGCTACCGCATTACGAGACCTCGAAACACACGAACGCCGAGGTCCTTCCAGTATGCCTGGACGTGTCTTACGGAAGCTCAGAAGAACACGCTGAGAGACTTCTGGAAGGCAGTCCGCAAGTCCGATATGTTCGTGTTCAAGGATTACGACTCGGGCGATACGTGCACAGTGCGCTTTACGAGCGACTGGGAGTCTCATTACTCACACCCTGAAGGGTACTTCGTATCGCTCACGTTTGAGGAGGTGTAAGCAGATGAAGGTATGGGAGACAGCGGCCATCTTAGAGAAGAACAAGCTCTCGTCAGATGCGCCGTTCTTATTATTACTGAAGCTTCATCACGCAGACCTTCCTGAAGACATCTATCTGGCTAGAAATACTGAAGACGTTACGTGGTCAGGCCGAACGTGGACTCGGTTCCCGTTCAGCGTGACGCCTGTTACGACGGACGGTACGACACTGCCGTCTGTCAAGCTCACGGTGTCGAACTGCGGCGGTATCATCCAGTCGTATCTACAGCAGTACGGCGGTATGACCGACGCTGAGGTCACACTTTATATCGTACATACGAATCTCTTGAGTAGCGATGAACCGCTCGACCAACTTGACTTCACATGTCTTTCAGCTTCATATGATGAAGCCTGGGTCACGTTTACGCTTGGCAGTAGTCCTGAGCTGTATAACAAATTCCCTCTCGATACGTACATGCTCGACTTCTGCCCGTTCGTGTTCAAGTCTATTCGATGCGGCTATGCCGGCACGGACAAGCCGTGTAACAACACGATTAAGGAGTGCCGCATCAAGGAACGCTTCGGCGGCGAGCAAGGGATGACAGGCAACTATGGCTAGGGTGGATGACCTCATCGGCGTTCCGTACGTAAACGGGGGGCGAAGCGCAGACGAGGGTCTCGATTGCTGGGGACTCGTTCGTGAGTATTATGGGCGAGAAGGAGTAGACCTTCCCGAGATTCTCATCGATGCCGAGAACACTGATACCGTCATGCGTACTGTCGATGATACGAGGTCATGCTGGCGGGAGCTAAGTGCCCCTGAGATAGGTTGCGTCATACTGATGCGACTTATCGGTAATCCGCTTCCGAGTCACTGCGGCGTGTACCTCGGCTACGGCGAATTTCTTCACGCCATTGCACCCGCCGTACAGGTCGACAGGCTGTCACGGTGGGGGCCTCGTGTCGTCGGATTTTACAAGCCCAAAGAAGGAGCATATCCGAATGTTTGAGATTATATCAGTAAAAAATATATTAACAGGAGAACAGGAGCGACAGCGATACCTGTACGAAGGCAAGCGGCTCATCGATATCGTTGAGATTAAAGGACTACTCGTATTCGTCAACGGATCGCTCGTCGATATTCCCTACGGTTACATTCCGCAAGATGGCGACCAGGTCGTTCTGACCGCCGAGCTTGAAGGCGGCATGAAAGGAGCCCTAGGGTGGATTTTGCAAATCGGACTTATGGTCGCCGCCCCGTACGTAGGCGGTTGGCTCGGCATTACAGCCAAGTTCGGTCAGGCCTTAGCCGCGGGTGCGTTCATGATACTCGGTGGGAAGATTATCAACAGCCTATGCCACGTCAACCAGGCGCACGCTCAAGAACAGTCGTCGTCTCCGACGTACGGGTGGGACCTGCCGCAGATACAGACTCATGAGGGCGGTCTTATTGGCGAGACGTTCGGCGTTACGATGCCCGCAGGTCAGTTACTTATGTATCATGTAGAGACGGAGTCAGAGACCTACAAGCTCACTGACGGAGCTCTTACGAATACGCATAAGTACAGCGGTGAGAAAGACATACAGTACCTCAATGTACTGTTCAGCGGCGGGTACGGCCCTGTCGACTCTATTGATGACATCCGTATCGGCTATACGCCAATAGAGAACTTTGAATCTGTACAGATAGAAAAGCGACTCGGTACGAATGACCAAGAGCCGATAACATTCTTCCCGAACACGGTCGCCGACCAGTCGATCGACCTCGACTGTAAAGAAGGGGCGTCGGTCATTAGAAGTACGGACTCTGACCAGTGTAACGCCATCGAGCTTACGTTCACCTGGCCCGGCGGTATTTATTCGATGAATGATAAGGGGAACTTCACAAACCTCACGGCCCGCTTCACTATCGGCATTCGTAAGACAGGCAGTCGGGACGCCTGGCTTGAACAGGTGTGCGCCGTGACGGCAGGAACGAACCAGACCGTCCGTCGGAGCTTTAAATTCGAAGGCCTTGAAGCGGCACGGTACGACGTACGAGTGCTGCCGACTACCATGCCGATGACCAGTCGGCAGAATGCGATGATGCGGTGGTCGACATTATCGACGTATATCAACTCAGGCCAATTCGTACGGCCGAATAAGGTCCTCATCGGGCTTAGAATTAAGGCGACGAACCAGTTAAACGGCGGCATTCCGAACCTCAACTGGCGGCAGAAGCGCATGCATGTCTTAGTCTTTAATCCTCGTACACGGCAGTACGAAGAAAAGTCCGCACAGAATCCGATATGGGCGGCGTATGACATTCTTCATCACTGCCGTAAGCTCAAGAACATTACAACAGGTCAGTTCGAGTATGTAGTCGACGGTTGTCCTGCTGACCGCTTCAGTAAGTATTTTGACGAGTGGCAGAAGGCGGCCGATTACGCCGACGAAGTGGTCGACGACGGGAACGGCAGCACGGAACGACGCTTTCAGCTTGATGCCTTTTTCGATACGAAGCAAAAGCGGTACGAAGCGGCGAACAAAGCCGCACAGGTCGGACATGCGACTATCGTGCGACACGGCGTGAACCTCGGTATTGTTGTCGATATGCCCGGCACGATGAAGCAGATATTCGGTGAAGGCCGTACGACTGCTTCATCGGTAAGCGGTAGCTTCTCGTCTCGTGATGAGAGGGCCCGTAGTGTACAGATTACTTATAACGACGAACAGCGGGACTTCAAGAATACGGAGTTCTTCGTCCGATCCGCGCGCTATGCCGAGAATAAGAACCTTCAGGACAACACGGCGAACGTGACACTCTTCGGTGTATCGAGAAGGTCTCAGGCTCACCGTGAAGCCCTATACTACTTGGCCACGAACGAACGACAGCTACAGACCATTCAGCTATCGGCTGACGTCAACGCCTTGGTATGTGAGTACGGCGATATTATTGGCGTAGCTCATACCGTACCGAGACTTGGCCTTGAGAGCGGCCGCATCGTATCGGTTGACGGCAACAAAGTCAAACTCGATAAAGAAGTGACGCTGACCGCTTCGGACGTCTACAGTATCATCGTTCAGCGTTCAGTCGATGACGCTTTGGTCACTAGAGACGTGCTGCCCGTGTCAACGGATACAACGACGGATACGATTACCGTATCTCAGTCCTTCGGCACGGGTGATGAAGTCAGTCAGTATGACTGCTACGCCGTCGGTATCAGAGACAAGGTCGTAAAGCCGTTCAGGGTTGTAAAGCTCGAGCAAGACAAAGACCTCAAGATGACGATTACAGCCACAGAGTACGACGAAAAGATATACGAGCCTGATTATACTCGGTATCCAATTATTGACTATAGTAAGCAAAAGTCAGCCCTTCTCAAGGCGCCGATTAACCTTAAACTGTCGGAAGAGAATCTGAGGGTTCAGGGAAGCGGCCGCAACAGTATTATCCACTGCTCATGGCAGATGCCTGCGAATGCTCGATTCGATACATTCCGAGTGTCGTATTCTACCGATAACTACAACTGGACAGACGCACCGACGACGAGGGCCTTGTCATTAGACCTTGAGAACATGGAGCCTGACCATACTTATTATGTGAGAGTTCGGGCTATCCTGGACGGATTCGAATCGGCATATGCTTCGGCTCACATTGGGGTGTCGGGTAATATTCTACCGGCCACACCTGCTACAGGCGTGACAGCTTATACGCGGTACCGTCAGCTAGGTGGCCAGGCGATATACGACGTCATCGTTAACTGGCTGCCGCCCTCGCTTACGGGCCGCGTTTACTATAAGACTTCGTACGCCTCGACCGAGAATGTCATCGGTACGACGCAGACGCCATGGAGTGCATGGGTCTTTGCAGGCGAAGGCGCGGGTCAGATAGTCATCCCGCAGCTCTTACCGGGAGAGACGATCCGAGTCGCCGTTACAACAGCGAACGAGCTTGGAGAGTATACCGTACCTGACGCCGTAGAGTATCGCGATATCGTAGTGGCAGAACAGACCACTAAGCCGCTCGCGCCTGAGAACCTCACCATAGAGTTCACCGACCGAGCGACGGCACGGTGGAACGCCGTCACGAACACGTCGATAGCCTATTACGAGGTCAGAACGAATAACGCACCGGGAGAAGCCGCAGGGCTACTCGTTCAGACTACAGACCTTCAAGCGGTACTGCCGCTTACAGAACGACAGGGAACGATATTCGTGCTCGCACGTAACACACAAGGGTCGTACAGTGCGGCGGCTCAGCTCGCTTATAAGAAGGACCCGCCGAAAGCACCCAAGGCACCGACCGTAAAGACAGGTATCGGAACGCTTACCGTTACGGCTCAGTCGTTTCCCGTAGGGGTGTCGAAGATGCACGTACGGATCGTCGGGCAACAGCACTCGACGGCCTTCGATACAACGTCGAGTGTCATCTCGTATGCGTGTGAGAGCGATATATACGATGTCAGTATCAGCTTCATCGACGTATTCGGCCCGGGGGCTGAGTCAGGGGTTACGACCGTTACGGTAACGGCAACCGTGGACCTTTCGACACTTAATCGTGAGGCCCTGGGCCTTGACGAGATTGATAAGAATATCGCTAAGATTGAAGCCGAGGTCGGAACGGTGAAGTCCGACGTAAGCGGCCTACAGTCAAAGCTGACGCAGACGGCGGCAGGCCTACAGCAGTCCGTGACCGACCTGAACTCGAATATTCAGACACAGCTGTCGCAGTTCAGTAACAGCATCGACCTTCGCGTCAACAGTGCTATTCAAGGGCTCGACGGAGACGGGCTCATATCCCGCATCAACTTATCGACTTCGGGGGTCCGCATCGACGGTAAGCTCTTACACGTAACAGGTCAGGCCCTGTTCGATAATGACATCATTACGAATAAGATGCTTAGAGCGGGTTCGGTGTCGGCTGATAAGATGCAGGTAGAGTCGCTCGACACAGTGAGTGCTCGAATCGGGACGCTCCGTACGTCCACGTCAGGAGCTCGAACAGAGATTAAAGACAATCTCATTGAAGTATATGACGACGATAATGAGCTGAGAGTGAGGATTGGTATATGGAGCTAAATACTGGAATAGAAGTCATCAACCCGTCGGGTACGACATTCCTGTCGCCTGGCAGCACGATATGCCGCATCATCGATAAGGTGTTCATCGTGTTCGGCCAACAACCGATATGTCTGAACAACAACTACGCATTCGAAAATTATCTGGACGATGATGCGGCACTTGATAAGGCGAAACGAACGGCGATGAAGGAGTACATCGCTAAGTATCATAAGACCGGATATACAGAAGCTGACTACGATAAACTACCCGCTTCAGAGCGGTGGCAGGTGCGAGAGCTGATGAAGGAGTCGTTCTCGATGAGAACGGTCGCGTGGAATCAGAACCGACGAGGCCAGCTCGTACTTCATAATCATATCGATGATAATGAGAGGTTGTATGTAGCAACCGTCGGACACGGACTGCGAGCCGCTGTCAGCGACACTCTGCAACTGCCCCAGGGCGGCTTCAAGCAGTACAAAGATAACTCAGTCATAAACATCTGGTTCGAAGTGCCGGGGGCAACCGGGAAGCGGTATGACACCGCATACGAAGGGGATACGCCCGAGCGGCTGAAGCAGTATATCAAGAATCCGTATTGGGGATATCTTATTATAGGAGCAATGTAATGGAACTGATACGAGTACAGAACAAGAAGAAAAAAACGGTCATTAACAGCACTTATGAGAATTTCGTGTGCAAATCAAAAAAGGTCGTTCAGATTAAGCGGTTAAAGAACATATCGATTGAGGCGATGCCCGCCTTCGGTCCTGACGGATCGGGTCAGGTCGGATATATGAGTACGACCTTGTGGCCTGACGACAAGAAAGTCGCACTTATGACAACGGTGCTTAGCCCTGACGTGTTCCCGACACCGCCGCTCGTAGCCGTGACCGCACCGAAGGACTATAATTTCACGGCTTACTGGCGAACTCAAAATGATAATGGAGTCATGAGATTCGTTCATTACGTTCAGGTCCGACGGAACGACGACAAGAACATCACCGTCGACGAGATATGGAATAAGGTCGATTTATATGTCTATGATTTTTTAGCACCCCAAGGCCAGAAGAGCGGGTACGGAAGAACTCAGGAGGGGGTTATGGGCGTTCATGGCGGAGCCTGGAAGCTCTGGTATAAGGTGTTCGTGAACGAAGGGATGTACCGAGGAGACCTGAATAATCATGTAGAGCTTGACTGGCAAGCACTCCGTAAGCCCCGGCCGAATCTGACTGCGCTGAAGGATTACCCTGATGTCGACAAGTGCAAGTGTGGCGTGCAGGTCTACGGCTATCACCGCTTCTGGAACGAGCGCTTCCACTCACCGAAGGCCGATAAGAGAAGTGCGGAGATTAAGAAGAAGAAAGGAAAGCTTGAGCGATACTCCGCTGACCTTCTCTACGACTCGCGGCTACCGTGGCTCGTGGTCCTCGGCCAAGTACAGGAGCACCTTAAATACTCAACGGACGGCGGCTACCTCGAAGGAGATATACGCCGCTCACACGTCGACTCGGTAGCGTACTCTTCAAAGATTGGAGTCATCATAAGCTCTGTAATTGAAGGGACTGCCATGTCGAAGGAAGTCGCTCATACGGGGCTTATACAATACTCCGTCCGACAAGGCCTCACGTTCACGTCTGAGAACGCCGTCGGTACGGTCGAAGCAGATGAGCGATTGCCGACAGTAGCTAATTACCCGATTGTGTTCAACGGCTCTCCGTCTCTCGACTATCTTGTCGTGAATATTGACGGAGTACAGCCGAATACCGTTGATGAATTTGCGTAGAGAGGGGCGATAAGATTGAAAGTATTTAACGATGAACTGCACTGCGGATCCGATTTCATTCGGCGGTACGTTGCCGATGGCCATGACTTCACGGGAGCGACGGCCGTAATGAAGGTCCGCGCAGAAAACGACATCGAGCTTGTAGCCGCCGACTGCACGGTCGACGGCGATTCCGTCACGGTGAAGATACCGGGCGAACGTAGTCGAGCGATACCGAGACGGTACCGAACGGCGAAGTACGACGTATTCGTAATGAAGAATGGTGAATACAGCTACAAGCTCGTCATGGGCGATATGCGAATTATTCAAGATGAATCAATGCATTAAAGAGGGGGAACAAAAAATGGAAGAAAAACAAAAAGTAGAATTGACATTACCGAATCCGCTGAACATTGCCGTGCAGGTGCCGGGCTTACCCGGAAAGGACGGAAAGAGTGCGTACGAGGTTGCCGTCGAACAGGGCTTTGTCGGCACGGTTGACGAATGGCTCGAGAGCCTTAAAGGCAGAGACGGAGCGAACGGCACAAGCGAAGCGGTTAGCTTGAACTTTCCGGCAGTGTATCAGATGATGAAAGCTAGAGCAATGAAGGTCGACAGCGACAGTATCGAGAACCTTCTCAAAGCGTTATTGCGTGAGGTCATTCCCGACGGTCGATATACGTCGTACCTTGCTGAATTTAAACTCGTTGACGGCACGGCGGTAGCTGTCGGCGATACGGTCGTACATGTGCAAGGTCAGCCCGGTTTTTACGTGGTTGACACGAACGGCAATCGTCAGATGATACCCGATAACGGGCGGCTCGACTTTGCACTCATGCAGCCGTTTGACGGTAACGAGAAGATTCTTACAATGGAGTACCCGAACAGCAACGAAGGCACAGCCGCTTCGCTTACAATCCCGGCAGTGTCGACGGGGGGCAGCAATGACGAGGTATGGAACTCAAATAACAGTATCGAGTCGATGCGGATATATAAGCGTTCCGACGGGCAAGCGGTACTCGAATTCCCTGTATACGCCACTTTAGACATGCTTGCACGGCACGAAGATGAACTCAATAACCTTCACTTCGACAGTCTGGAGCTTGTTAGTACCGTGAACATGGATAATGACACGCTTGCACCGTCAGGATTGACAATGCTCGAACAAATGACGAGTAAAGTGTATATCGCAAAAGACCACTACGCACCGAAGCAGGTTGTTTTGCCGAGTCGCTCCGAACCGCTTCAACTCACGTTCTACGAATGGAATAGTCACTCCAATCCTGGACGTTGGAGCGGTTTCGATTGGAGCAGTAAGCCGTGCAACGGGAAGACAGCAACGCACGTCGGCGTAGCACAGTATGACATTCCCGACGATTTATAAGGAGGTTGCCGATGTGGACATGGAGCTTTACGATTGAGAGCATTGCCGCTATCGTCGTAATCATCGGTACTATATGCGGAGCGATATATCGTTGCGGCATATCGCCGATATTGAAGAACATAAAAAAAGACCGCGAGAACGATATTCAATTCATTACGGCGAAGTACGACACTCTAATTGAGACCCTAAAAGAATTGAAAGAAGAAATTCGATTATCTCGGCAAGACCGTATACAGCAAGCACAACGTCACTTACAGCTCGTCGGACGGGTTGAAGTGTTGGAGTCACGGGTCAACGACTTACGCAACGAGTTACACGGTGATAAGCGATGAGAGATAAGGTCATTCAATCACTCAAGCGAGCGTTCCAATCGGCGAGGATTGCGAGAATCAGCCCGACGGGAATTATTATGACTCGGTTTCTCGTATCGATTATGATTACTCCGATTGTGCTGTTGTCGCTTACGTATCTGTTATCGTTTTTACAAGGGTACGTAAGCGAAGAAAACGGGCGACTGATTGCGGTAGGCTCGGGCATCGTGGACCACGTGTTCACGCCGCCCGTGCTTGTTGCCTTCTCGGGATTCTTGGCGTTATTCATCGACCGAAACAGGAACGGCATACCCGACCGATTGGAAGAACCACAGCGGCAACAGTTGCCGAACACAAGCGAAAGAGGGGAAGGACGAAAATGAAATACGGTATAGATGTATCCACTTGGCAAGAAGGCTTAGACTTCGAACGAGCGAGAATACTAGGTTATGACTTTTGCATTTGCCGTATCGGCTATTCAGGAAACGGTCACAATCTCGATGACCTGTTCGTGCATAACATAAACGAAGCGAAAGCGAACAGCATGGAACTCGGCGTATATTACTACTCGACAGCCACGACGATAGAAGAAGCCGAAGCGGAAGCGGAATGGCTGTTATCGACCATGGATACATATCTCGACGGAGTAGACCTGTCGGCAGGGATATGGCTCGATGTTGAAACAGAGGCACAAAGAAACCTCGGAGCGGATGAACTGACAGCCGTCGTTATGGCGTGGGTGAACCGAATGAACGCCGCCGGAAAGTACGTCGGATTGTACGGTAGCTATGATATGTTCATGTATGGCATGAACATAGACGGCCTTCCGAATTACGTACCGCTCTGGGTCGCACAATACTCAAGCCGCAACGACCTGCAACTCGATAAACCGAATGCGAATATAAAAATCTGGCAGTATTCGGAATCAGGTAACGTCGACGGCGTGAATGTCGATGAAAATGTCATGTACGAGTAAGCAAGGGCGGTGAATCGATGAACTTTCCGACGTTTGACAACGAGAAAACGGGCAAATGGCTGAAACTTGGCTTGTTTTGCGTTCTGACTGGTTTTTGTTTATTCGGCATATACTTTGCTGTACATCACGTAAAACGGCCGTCAGACGAGCCTATACGAATGCAATTTTCGGACACGACGGACAAAAATTCGGTAAAGAAGAATTTACACGTTTCTGACCATGAAGCAACCGAAATCGTAACGAAAATCGAACGGATTCACGACGGAACGACGAAACCGAACGTGTCATACTATGTAACCGCTCCGAATTTGACGACAGCCGCTGATAAGACGGAACAGGCGATACGGAAGAATGATAGTCAGATCCCGAAGGCGGCTAGAGCCAAATCGGATAGAACAATCGTCACTGTTGACGACGAACGACAAAAAGTTGATGTATACAAAATCAACTTGCGGAACAATCATAAGATTAAAGCAGGGGGAACATATATCGACGGTAAGCCGTATTTATCAATTGGCTACCAAGCCGGACGGATTGAAGGAATCGTACACACCGACGGCACGGGTGTTCAGGGTGGTACCCTGTTATATACAGTTAAAGAATGGTGATTTGAGGGGACTCCTACGGGGGTCCTCTTTTTTTTATTGCCTTCATGTAATCATTGGTTCTATTTTATGATATTCGGATATAGGATAATTTTATATCTTCTCTTGCAAATACACGCAATGCGTGCTATACTTTAACCAAGATAAAGATATGAATTGCCCACAGGCGAAAGGAGAATACAAATGAACGAATTTAAAAGCAGAAGAGAAGCATTAGGAATGACACAGAAAGAAATCGCCGAAAAACTGAATATCCCCAAAAGAACATGGCAAGATTGGGAACTGGAACAAAGAATGCCGAGCGACTGGGTTTCCGCTCTTGTCTTCAAGGCTATGGACGAATTGAAAGAAAAACAAAATGATAAAGTTCAAAGCCTTGGTGGTCTTGAATCCTACACGGAAGCGGCTGTAAAATTTGCCGAAGATTCTAAAGAATGGCCGGCTGACGTAGTCAACTCTCTTGAGTTCGTAACACACCGCTCAGACGGCACGTATGAAGAAACGTGTGATAATGGCGGCGAAGGCGGCCTTGATGTAAGCTGGGCATTTAAATTAAGTGAAGAACAGGTAAGAGAAAAGGCCTTGCAGAATTTCGCAGATGAAATCGCGGCGATTTTCCAAAACGTCATCGAAGAAGCGGCCGCTGATGACTGCAACCAAGATGAAGTCGCTGAACGGATCGCCTTTATCAAAAGATACTTCTAAACGACAAAGACCCCTCGTTGTGAGGGGTCTTATTTTTATTCGTAGTAAAATAAGCTTCCTGACGGAACTGTATACAGCATAGGCACGGACGGCGTCGTGTCGGGAACTTTTGACGGGAAGACTTATACGTCACAAATGGAAGATATTAAAAACGGAGGCTAAAAAATTTCGT